TAATTTATTGTATAATATATGAAAGCACAAGAAGTACTTAAAAAAGCAAAAGAACTTTTGTCTATCGAAACGGAGGTAGAAGTTCAAATGGCACAAGCTACTCTTGAAAACGGTACTGTTATCGAAGCCGAGTCTATGGCAGAAGGACAGGAAGTTTTTATCGTTACAGAAGACGAAAAAGTAGCTTTACCAGTAGGCGATTATAAGCTTGAAGATGGCACAATTTTAAAAGTCGAGGAAGAGGGTATAATTGCGTCTATTGGAGCAGCCGAAGAAGAAGCACCTGCCGAAGAAGAAGTAGAGGCTAATTTGGAGGAAGAAAAAGAAGAAATGGAGTACGCTACAAAACAAGAATTGTCAGAAATCAGAGAAATGGTTGAAGAAATCAAAGCAATGATTAAAGACAAAGAAGAAATGAGCGAACAACCAGTTGAAGAACCACAAGAAGAAGTGGAGAAAGAGTTGGAGTTATCAGCAGTAGAAAAAGTGAACCACAATCCTGAAGCGGAGCAAGAGGTTAGACTAAATCTATATGCACAAAAAAGATTGACTTCTACTTATGACCGTGTATTATCAAAAATTTCAAATATTAAAAATTAATTAAATGGCAACTACTATTACAACAAGTAAAGACGTTCTTTACTCACGAGTAAAGCAGAATACTATTTCTGCTGACACTACGTTAGCTGCAAACCAATCAGGCGAGGAGTTTAACGTAGCAACAGATGCCCTTACAATTACTTTACCGCAAATTACATCTGAAACTATTGGAATGGAATTTTTGGTACGTAACACAGGGGCTGATGCAAACAACATTATCACTTTGTCTCCTAACGCAACAGATGGAATTAACGGTACTATCGCTAATGCTGCTGCTGATTCTGTAGCAAGTGGTGTTGTAGATAAAGATTGGATTAACACAAAAGCAACTGCTAATAAAGGAGACTTTGTAAAACTACGTGCAGTATCAACTACCGCTTGGTATATTGTTGATGGTGTAGGTGTTTGGACTTCTGAAGCATAATATTAAAAAAAACAAAAAATGGCAACAACTAACAGTTTAACAACAACATATAGCGGAGAGTTTGCAGGTGAGTACATTTCTGCCAGTTTGCTTTCTGCTAATACTATCGAAAACGGTGGTATTACAATTAAGCCAAACGTAAAGTTTAAAGAGGTAATCAAAAAAGTATCTACTGATGACATCGTAAAAGACGCATCTTGTGATTTTGACCCTACTTCTACTATTACGTTAGAAGAAAGAATCTTGCAACCTGAATATCAGCAAGTCAATTTACAACTTTGTAAGAAAGACTTTGTAAACGATTGGGAAGCTACTAAAATGGGATTCTCTGCACACCACGATTTGCCACCTTCTTTTGCTGACTTCTTAATTGCTCACGTAGCAGCTAAGGTAGCACAAAAGAATGAGCAAAACATTTGGAGAGGTGCAACTGCTAACAACGGAGAGTTTGATGGTTTGACTACACTTATGGCAGCTGACTCTGACGTAGTAGACGTAGCAAACGATACAGTAACTTCTTCAAACGTTATTGACGAGTTAGGACAGATTGTAGATGCTATTCCATCTTCTTTGTATGGTAGCGAAGATTTGAACCTATATGTATCACAAAACATATATCGTGCTTACATCCGTGCATTGGGTGGATTTGCAGCTGATGGTGTTGGTGCAGCAGGTTACAGAAGCGAAGGTACTAACCAAGCTATTCAGCCTACTTACTTTGATGGATTGAAAGTATTTATGGCTAACGGTTTATCTGACAACACAGCAGTAGCAGCTGAAAAATCTAACTTATTCTTTGGAACTGGTTTATTATCTGACCACAACGAAGTAAAAGTATTAGATATGGCTGACATTGATGGTTCTGACAACGTAAGAGTTGTAATGCGATTTACAGCAGGTGTACAATACGGAATCGGTTCTGATATTGTATTATATTCTTAATAAGAACTAAATTTTAACCAAAGGGGTAGGTGGTTTAAAATCTGCCTACCCTTTTTTAATATAAAAACATTATGGCTTGTAACGCAACAAGAGGTAGAAAAGAACCCTGTTTGGATACGGTTGGAGGTTTACGTGCGGTATATTTCACAGATTTCGGTGGATATGGTACTGTTACGCAAACTGACGATGAGATTACAGATATGGATGGTACTTTTACTGCCTTTAAATACGAAATAAAAGGAAATAGTAGCTTTGAACAAGCTATTACATCTTCACGTGAGAATGGTACTACATTCTTTGACCAAACACTAAACATTACACTTAAAAAACTTTCTAAAGAGGACAACAAAGAAATTAAGTTGTTAGCTTATGGGAGACCACACATTGCAGTTGAAGATTACAACGGTAATGTATTTGTAATGGGATTAGAACACGGTGCAGAGGTAACAGGAGGCACAATAGTAACAGGTGCTGCAATGGGAGACCTTAGCGGATATACTCTAACGTTTAACGCACAAGAAGTATTACCTGCAAACTTTGTAGATTCTCCAACTGCTGCTGACCCATTTGATGCTATGTCAAGTGCTACTGTAACAGTAACAGAGGGTACAAACTCTTAATTAGAATTTGACTTAAATAAAGAGGGTGGCAATAGCTGCCCTTTTTTTTTGCACTTAACAAAACAAACATAATTTTATTGTATATATATGATTGTTTTACAAAAGTCAAACGACAGCCAAACATTTAATTTTATACCACGTTCTTACACACAAGGAACTACCTATACAATTAAAATAACTAATGAGACTACAAACACAGAAGTTTATAGTAGCACATCTACATCCTTTGTTTCTAATGATTATTATTATCAGCATAGCGACACTTTTTCTTTAGTTGAGGACACGATGTACAACCTAGAAATAAAAGCAGGAAGTGAACTTATATTTAGAGATAAAATATTTTGCACGAATCAAACCATATCAAGCTACTCTGTAAACAACAACGCATATACAGAGAACAGCGATGACAACGATTTTATAGTTTTATAATATGGATAATTTACACATAGTTAGTTTATCGTCTTACAACAGACCCAAAGTCCAAGAGGACAAAAAAAGAAAGTGGGTAGCGTATGGCGATGACAACAACTACTACCAATACCTAATTGACCTTTATACTAATAGCACAACAAACAATGCTATTATCAACGGTGTATCTAATATGATATACGGAAAAGGTTTAGATGCTTTAGACAGTAGCACAAAAACAGATGAGTATGCAGCATTACGTTCTATATTTCACGACAAGTGTTTAAAGAAAGTATCGCTAGACTTAAAATTACTAGGAGAAGCATCTTTTCAAGTATTGTACAAAGATGGTAAAGTAGTAAGAGCAGAACACTTCCCTAGACAAACACTACGAGCAGAGAAGTGCAACGACAAGGGAGAAATAGAAGCATACTACTACCACCATAATTGGGACAAAATAAAGCCAAACGATAAACCACAAAGAATCGCAGCATTTGGTTTTGGTAACGGTAAAGAACCTGAAATTAAAATCGTAAAGAAATACGTTTCAGGGTATGACTATTACTGCCCTGTGGATTATCAAGGTGGTCTAGCGTATAGTGAATTGGAATCAGAAATATCAGACTATCTAATTAACGATGTACAGAATGGTTTTAGTGGTACTAAGGTTGTAAACTTTAACAACGGTGTACCTGATAGAGAAAAGCAAATGAGCATCAAGAATGATGTGATGAACAAGCTAACAGGTGCAAGGGGTGAAAAGGTAATTATAGCCTTTAACAACAACGCTGAAAGCAAGACTACGATAGATGACGTACCGTTAAATGATGCACCTGCACACTACGAATACTTATCTACTGAATGTTCTACTAAGTTAATGGTAGCACATAGGGTAACATCACCTTTGCTTTTAGGTATTAGAGATGGGAATAATGGACTTGGAAACAACGCTGACGAAATTAAGACAGCATCTTTGTTATTCCACAACATTACTATCAGACCTTACCAAGACCTAATAATTGAGTCTATTGATGATATTCTTGCTGTGAATGGTATTAGTCTAAAACTTTATTTCAAGACCTTACAACCC